TTCGAGCATTTATCCCTAAAGGTTTGCGGGTTGCGTTCCCGATGGGTGTGAGTGTATACTAACTTCTGGTAAGTGTGCAAGCAGTTGTCAAGTCTTCGTGCACATTTGCTTCTCCTGATGGATGAAACCATCTTAAGCCCCCCGTGGAAACACAGGGGGTTTTTTTTATTCTGTGTTGTCTAGAGTTAGACATGTGTTTTGTGGATTTTTTATAAAATTTATGGGGGTAGTGATTAAGTATTACAGAAAACTGAATTGTGGTTACGAAACAGTGTTCATGCATGGCGCACGCAAGGGTGTCTAAACAGGGGGATGCCCCCATAGTGGGGTCTAAGGTATTCACTTTCCCACGCTTACGCCTACGCAAGAGGACTAAAGTATACCCTCGTGCTATAATAGAGACATCGGTTGGGGATTCGCCCTAGTCGATAGCGGGGAGGAAACTCCCCGTTTGTATTTCAATCATTCAATCAGGAGGCTCTATGCCAAATTTAGTTCCACACAATCAGTTCTTCTTCAACCTCGGCAATGCCGATCGCATGACATTGGATGCAAGCAAGCCGTTGCACGATGTGTATGTGAAGGCTACGCCTGAGCAACAAAAGGACTTGTTCTCTCGTGCCGTGTTCCACTACACGCTCGGCAACATGAAGTTCGAGCATGACGATGTCAAGGGTATCAAGGCGGTCACGCTCATCCTTGCTAAGTCTCGCTCAGAGCGCACCAAGGATCAAGAGCGCATCGTCAATGGTGCAAACGCAAAGGCACGCTACCACTTGGTTTCTCGTGGCAAGCCTGTCGCTGGCAAGACAAGCAAGAAGGTGCATTTCACAGTCGAGCAACGCCACGCCGTGGACAACGCTCTCGCTGCTTTTGAAGCCGAGACTCTCGCCGAGCAAGTCAAGATGCTTCGTGCTTACTTGAATACCTTGGAAGTTTGATCGGGGAGATTTCTCCCCGTTCGTGGCGGTGCAAGCGTCAAGCCTGCCCGCCGTTTTTTTATCTGTCTAATCAGGAGATTCCCATGCTATATCACTACATACGCTTAGTCACACTTCAAGACTATTGCTTCCGCACCAACAAACGCAAGTGGGCTAAAGCCCTTGGTGTAGAACTCAAAGCCTTCTTGCTGACAACCCAGACTTCAAGGGGCTATAAATGAAAGCAACAATCATTTCTCACATGGCACTAGCCCAAATGCTCGTGCTATCCACTCTCGTGGGCGTCTTTGCATTGCAAGAACAAGGCGGGTATCTCTCCATGTTCTTGTGTGTCGCTTCGCCTTTCGTTCTCGGTATTCAAATCATGTTCATCGTCAATTCATTCAAGGAGTAATCATCATGCGTAAATTCCAACAACTCAAGACAGTAGCCAACATCCCCACACCCAAAGGCACACTCGTAGTCCAAGACTACTACCCAAGCAAAGGCAAGGGCGACAAGAAGTGGCGTGAGTATGTCCTCCACTGTGCAAGTTTCATAGGTGGCGCAAGCATCGTCTCTGCAAGCGAGAGCGAACGCAACTACTGGGTAGCCCAACAAGGCGTAAGCATGGTGCAACAACCCCTTGGCTTGTAAACATCGGGGAGATTCCTCCCCATTTGTTATTTCTACAGCGAAATTACATTTAAAAAATTCGCTATCCTTAATTTCGCACACTATCAAAAATGTTGGACACCGATTTCGTGGCGTCAATGCTGGCGTTCCGACAAAACAGTCCTATCTATCTATCTTTTTATTTATATATATATATATAGGAGGGAGTATTTATATGTGTGCATATTTTCTTGTTTGTAATTTCGCAGGTTTTCTTTTACCTTTGTATGCTTTGGTTAGTGTCTTGCAAGTTTTGGATAGATACCGAGGACACTTATGCCCCATACCTAGCACCCACAAGGGCTACAGAATGTCCAACATTTTGGATACCTTGCGAAATAGCGGATAGGTAGGATATAATTTCTAATTTCTCTGGAGAAATAACATGGCAATAACTTACAAAAAATATCTCAACCTCACGCTCAATCAAGTGATGACTGATCTAGCCACGCAAAACATCCCCGCCCACACCAAGCAAGAAATCATTGAAAGCGTGAGAAATGAGAAGAAACTAATGCGCTCAATCAAAGCACAACGCAATCAACACACACGCCTTTGGGCAGAACTAAGGCAACCCCTTGAGTATGAGATGCGTTTGGTCAGGCGTATGGGTGCGTATGAAAACGGAGAACCCCTGAGAAATGATGCGCTCAATGGGTATCTGCTTGTGCTTGGGAAACTGCATGACAGGATGCACAAGTTGTCGCAAGACGGCACGCTCATGCCAAGCGAGGTAGCCAAGGACAAGCAATACCCAAACAATGGTGTGCATTGGTCTGACTGGGTCAAGCGTGAGGTAAAAGAAGCGGTGCTCGATCTGTTCGATGCGATACCCAAACAGGGGCAGAAGGTGAAAGTCCCATTCGAGCGCAAGATACCCAAGGCACTACACGCTCACCTCAAGTCAAGGCTTAGACAACGCACCGAGAAAGAACTTATCAACGAGCAACGCAAGCAGACAGTGGACTACACCGAGGGCAGAGCCTCGACCATAACCAAGATAACGCAAGCCCTCACATGGGTAAACGCCAGTGCAGAGGGCGAAGCCTTGCCAACGACATGGCATGGCTTCTTCAAGTGACGACCAGTGTATTCGGGGAGGTTTCTCCCCAATCGGTAAACAGCATTCAGTTGGGCGATGCCGTTCACCATCCCGTTAGTAGCCCACATCAGGAGAAATGAAATGTTAAGAGTAATCGTAGTTCTTGAGTTCAATGGCATCAACGATGCCGATGGTGAGAAAGCCAGCAACATCACAGACAGCATCACCGATGAGTGTCTGATTCTGCAACACGAGTTGGGTGCGGATGCCTGCTATGTCGATGATGTAGTGGTGGATAAGGAAGACGAGCAATATAAGTTCCCATGCGAAGACCTAACACACGACACATACAAATGGGGCATCGAGTATTCAAACGATGAAGAAGGTATTGAGGTTGTCCATGTCGAGTGGTTCACTACTGAGCAAGAACGCAACCAAACATTAAAAGGAGAAGTGCAAACACCCGATTACACATTCAACGATTTATTCAAAGGAGAAATCAAATGAAGAAGGGTGATAACGAAGTCTTGCTCTGTCAGGACTGCAACACGCCACTGTATAGGTGGTTCTTAACACGCATTGATTGGATGCGTATTCTTAAACAACAACTGAAGGAGAAATGAAATGAAATTAACGCAAGAGCAACTACATGAGACAGCCGTGCGCTATCTGCCAAACGAGGGTGGTTTCGCTACTGCCTTGGCAAAGGCGTACACGATCGCTGACCTGAGCAACCAACGCAAGATCGAGGGCGCGTTCGGTGACCTGTTCGTAACCGCCTACCGCAAGTGGGCTAACCGAGGAGAGACAGCATGAGAAATATGAACGAGCAAGAGTTTATTAACTACATCAGGGGTTACGCCCTCAACCATTACGAGAAGGGGGGTTGGGACTATGTCGCAGAAGCATGGGAAGACGGGGACATTCTTGAGTACTGGTCAGAAGCAGACGGGGACTGTGCCAAGGCGTTCAAAGCCATAGCCGATGCAGTGCAGACACGCTATGACTACGCACAAGAAATTCGTAACGCTTAAACAAAGGAGAAAGCAAATGAAATCATGTAGAAATTGTGAGCACTCACGCCACGATGGGTATTTCCACACCCAACTTATATGCAGAGTAACTAAGCAAGTGGTTGTTCCTTACTCTATGTGCAAGAAAGAAAACAAAGCGAGCGACACAAGCGCACGCAAGATAGCAAAAACCTGCCCTTCATACATTCAAGACGGAGAAATCAAATGAAATGCGATCACACAAAAGAAGATTCATGGTGGGAAAACGATGGTCAGGGCATACCGCTTGCACGAGTCTGCTTCAAATGCAAAGACGAAGTGCTATCCAAATATGACCCGAAGTTTTTAAGTTTCTACACCCAAGCAGATACAGACGAACAAATTGAGGAGGACATATGAAACAGAAGACAAACATACAACTCGTCACACACATGATGACGTACAGCAAACAAGGCGTGCTCATGCAAGCCTTCATCATCGAGGCTATCGCTAAGTATGCAGAGTCAGTGATTAAAGCCAACCCGCTACCTGACAACGCTTTCATAAGCGGATACGCATGGGATGCCTGTGCTAGTGAGGCACTCGTCGCAATCAATAACCGCAACAAGGAGACAGTATGAAACTCACAGTAATAGGTATGTCTATGTCAGGCAATGTGTATGCGTTTGGTTTGTATGACACACCAGCCAAGGCGCACGCACGCATCAAGCGGATGCAAAAGAAGCATCCAAGCATTAACTTTTTCTTACTTGAAATCAAACGATAGGAGACAGCAAACGCATAACAACAGGGACTAGCGTATCCCATTCATCGGGGAGGTTTCTCCCCATTCATTCAATCAGGAGAATCAAAATGAAATTATTCTTTGTTACTTATCGTGACATCAACTCAGCGTTCTGTCGCGCAGTCGTTGGTCAAATCGGTACTAAGTATGCCGTCGCTACCATCCACGCAGGTGTTCAGCATGGCATCTTCACTGAGGCTATGTTCCAGACATCTCGTTACTCTCGTAACTACGATGTGCGCTCTCGTGCAATCATCGGTGCTAGGTCTATCCAAGAAACGCTCGATTGTATGGACACTGTGACTGAGGTGCACGCAGAACCAATGACTGCGTATCAGCGTGGCATCATCAAGACACATGGTCGTGTGATGTTCAAGGAGATGCTGTTTGCGTTCTATCAGGTGTGTGGTAACAGTAACGCAAACTCTATCTACTCACGCTTGGTCAATGCGCTCGACAACACTGACACCAAGCCTCAGTATTTCCAGTGGCATGGCACTACTGTCTATCCGCAACACTTCTTGCGAGCCCGCAACTTGTATCGTGACCTCGGCAAGTTAGTCGCCCTTGCAATCAAGAATGACGACACTGTCCCAGTCGAGCAGTTCCTCATGGATGACTGCAAGGATCGCGCTGGTGTTGACCAAGTGGCGTTGTTCCAAGCCATCAAGGGGGACACATCGCTTGAGTTATCTATTACCGAGTGTGACTGCGGTCACCTTGAGTATGACAGCGAGACACACACTGTCAACTCATGTGAAGACGCATGGTGCAACTCGTGCTTCGAGGAAGACGCTGTGTATATCGAGAACCGTGATGAGTATTGGTGACGAGACGATGCGTATTACCACGAGAGTGATGGTTGCTACTACTCGTATGAAGAGGAGGAGGAAGAAGACGAGTATGACGAAGACCAAGACAGCAGCATGCTCATGTCTTACACAACCAATGTGCTCAACTATCTCAGCAAGGACAACACCATCGTGTCTTCTCCGCATGGTGACTTCCTCATGGGTATCGAGTTCGAGTTAGAGACCAAGGACGGCTACTCAGTCAACGATGCGGTCGAGGATGTGCGTGACCAACTCGGTGAGGAGTATTGCGTGTGTAAGTCAGACGGATCGCTTGGCTCGTATGGCTTGGAGATCGTGACTGCCCCTCGTGGTCTTGCCGAGCACATCAAGCGCTTCAAGGGTTGGGATGCCAAGGCGCACTATCGTGCGTGGGATACCAAGCGTTGCGGTCTTCATGTGCACATCGACTCGCAAGCGTTCACGCAGATGACATTGGGTAAGTTCCTCATGCTCATCAACAGCGAGACCAATGTCGAGTTCATACGCAAGATTGCAGGTCGTCATCCAAACACCGATGACCAAGCCCGTAGTTACTGTGCGTCTGAGCATCAGTCCATCCTCGTCAACCCCAAGAAGGCAGTCAAGGACAAGTCGCATGAGCGTTATCGCATGGTCAACCTACAGAACCTCGGTAGTCGAGAAGCCAAGCGTTTGACTGGTATGCCCACATACGACGGCAAGTACAACACTGTCGAGTTGCGTATCTTTCGTGCATCCCTCAACAAGTCTCGTCTGTTGACGCAGATTGAGTTTACCCATGCGTGTGTCAACTTCTGTCGTGTTGCATCGTGGCGTGACTTGAACCAGCCCAGTTTCATCAAGTGGTTGAAGACTGTGTCGAGTATCTATCCCAACCTTGCCGATTGGTATGGCGTGCGTAGGCGCAACACCAAGGTTACTGCTGAGTCGCAATGCCGTGACACAGTCGAGTCAGTTTAATTTTTACAATCATCAGGAGTATTTAATATGTGTTTAATCATCACAGGTCAGTCATCTAAAGTTCGTTCAACATTACTCGACACCACGGGTATGCTCAGCGAAATCTATTCAATCAACCCCGATGGTATCGGCGTTATGTATTCAACATCCAAGGGGCTCAAGGTCACCAAGGTGTTGCCTAAGAGTGTCAACGATGCCCATGCGTTCATCAACAAGTTACCGACTGATGATCGTGAGATTGCTATCCACTTTCGTTGGACTACGCATGGCGATACCGATATGCTCAACTGCCATCCATATGATGTCGTCACAGGCTATGTCGCAATGATGCACAACGGCATCTTGCATACAGGCAATGCTGCCGACACTACTAAGTCTGACACATGGCACTTCATCAAGGACTATCTGCAAGAGGCGGTGCATGACGCACCTAACCTGATACACACCAAGGGGTTCTTGACTATGCTTGCCGACTTCATCGGTGACAACCGCTTCGTGTTCATGGATGGTGAGGGGCGTATGTCTCATGTCAACTATGACCAAGGCATCGAGCACGATGGGCTATGGTTCAGCAACACCTACGCGTGGAAGCCTGCGACTCTTATCCCCCACTACTACAAGACTACCAAGTACAACAATGCGTATCAGCAGTACATGGATGACGATGCGTGGGAGATGGATACATGGAACAACTCATTCGCTAGTAAGCCATTGCGCAACAAGTTTGTGTCAGCGCACAGCGCAGAGTGGCAGGACGATGACCATGAGGATGCCGTGACTATGCGAGATATGTGCGAGGCGTTGATTGAGGTTGATGTTGATCTTGTCGAGTCTTATCTTGATACCTTCCCTGTCACCTTCATCAACACGGTGTTCAACGAGATGTCGCCCATAGCCACACGCCACACCAAGATAGACGACCTAGTGAGTTATGAGCAGGACATCTACAAAGCGTTGCTTGAGTGTGACCTCGGTGCGTTGCACGACTTCGTGCGTGACGGCAAGTCTGCGTCTGTAGTGGCGGAGGTGATGTGTTACTACATCGACTGGTATCCCAAGATGGAAGAGCCAGTGCGTCCTCTGTTGCCAGCCATGCTGTAGGCAACCAGTGTTAGTCGCGGGGAGGTTTCTCCCCGCATTTTTTTAAACCAAAGGAGAAGTAAATGTATAAAGTAATTAAAACAAATGATGGGTACATGATCGAGAACCAATACGGAAGTGAGTATGCCCATGACGAGAATGGCGATAACTGTTTTGACTCGATAGATGAAGCACAAAAGATGCTATTCATAGCGCGTGTGCGTGACGCAATAGACCATCTGTATGAAGCAGTAGAGGAGGGGGACGCAGAAACCATAGTGCACTTAGCACTGCGCTACAAACAACTTTTTGGAAATAGGGAGATGAGCAAATGAGTGACTTAGATATAAATGAATTATTAGCAGGGATGCAAGCATCGGGCTTGCGAACCATTGTCATAACCGATGAGGAGACACCTACGAAAGAAGAACTACTCAAAGCAATCGTTGAGATTTACAAACTCATACACCCCGACACAACACCGCCCGCAGAAGAAGTGTCAGATGGCGGGATTCTTGATACGATTTTCACCATCGTTGAACCCATAGTAGAGAGGAAACTATGAATAAAGAAGACCGCTTGTCGCGTGTGTGCGACTTACTTTTTAAACTAAACAGAGAGGAGATATTACGAGACGGGGATTGGTGGTACGGCACAGACGACTACGATATTAACTTCTTTGACTGGGGAGATAGACCAAACCAGATAGCAGTGGTTGTGTATGACATGACACAGGGGCAGTACTTCCAATACACACCAGAGCAAGAAGTATTTAAGAAACGCATTTTTACAGGAGAGACAAATGGCACTAACGCATAAACAAAAAGAAAGACTACGCGAGTGGTTCAATGACTCGGAAATTGAGTATCTTATTGATTGGATTATGTATAACTCGTACGATTCCAAACTAGAAGAACTTGCAAGCCAACTACATTACCCAGAAGGAGAAGAAGCATGAACCCAAATGAATATGATTTAGACCAATTAAGCAATCAATATTTTATTGAGGCATTTTCGGATGCCGAGAGTCCCGCAGAACTTTATCGACAAGTTTATAAATACACTTCGTGTGGCGCATATCTTAGCGTTACCCTTGAATACACAAAGGTTTCTGGCACTTGTTTTGATGATTACCATGAGCAAATAGAACAAAAAACTTTAGGCGGTGATGATTTATCTATGTTAGGCACATGGAAAAACATGGATGAGCGAGGCGAGTTAGTTGTGTCTTTTACTGTCGGCAGTATTGTTGAGGGCGTTGACTATGGCACAGACGATATTGAAGTTAAAGCCAACCAATTAGAGGAAGAGCCAACAGAATTTCGCAAGCGGTTTGATAAAGCATTAGAAGAAGTAGAAAAAGAAGCAGAGTCTATCTGGAACGAGACACACGGGTGCGAGGCTTGCCAAGCATATTGGACTGACCAAGGACTAGATATCGATGATAGTGGCGGGATTGTTCCTGTATATCAGTATTGCCCTGACTGCAAAGGTCAAGGCACAAGTTTTTAAAAAGGAGAAGAAGCATGAGTTTCATAACCAAGATAGAGCAAGAGTATCCCGACTTCTATGTGATACACCTAGAGGATGGGCGCGTGATAGGCATCACGCAAGAGTGTGTCGTTGTCTATGAAAACATAGACGATGTGTAGGAGGGCGAGACTAGGGACAGACCAACGATCAATTTATACAAGGAGGAAACAGTATGAAAATAACTAAATGCCTATTGGCGTTTCAATGGAGTGATGGCGAGCACGAAGCTATGTACGAGGGCTTGCCTGAGTATTTGCGTGACGAGATCAACCGATACATACAAGAGTTGGAAGAACTTCGAGAGCGCGACCCAGATGAGTATGTAATGTTTAACAACGAAGGAGAAGTAGATGATTGATAACTCAATACGAATGCGCGATGACCTTGCCGAAGAAGGCTTGGCTGTACCCGCATCAAAATCTTTTAAAGACTACGACACGCAAGTTGATGTTGTTTATATTGGCGCAGAAGAACTGCAAGGTGCGACATACGGTGATGACCCCGCGCATCCTGACGATCATCCGTTTTGCTATGTTGAATTGAAAGATGGACGCTCGTTGTATTTCATAGGCGTGGACTTGGACTTCGGGAGAAGTAACCACTAACTTGTCTAGTGTTTGACAGAAAGTGAGAATCAAGATATGCTTAACACAAGGAGAAGTATATGAATGAAGCAATAGCAAACATTGCAAAGCACTGCCGTTTTGATGCGGCGCACTACACATGGATATACATTGAAAGGAATAAGCTTGTCCCCGAAGAAGTGCCTGTGCTTGAACAGAAGATGCTAGCGCATGGTGACTATGCTGCGCCACTCAAGACACGCGAAGTCAAACAACCATTCGAAAACATGGCAGTAGTAATGGGGTTCGATATAGCCAGTACGCATGTGGACTCATTCCTACTACTCACATTTGATTGCCGTGATTCTGTTTTGTACGAAGCGCATATGTGGGGAAAATTAAACGAATCAGACGTCCCATTGGTAACACTGCATTTCAAACCAAAGCCAGAAGAATTTAAAAACGTCCCCCCTGTGACGGAGGAACACAACCCGAAAGGCAAGCGCGTCGAAGACTTAGTGTTAGTCTCTATGCCACCAGCACTTCCACAACATATGAAGGATAAGGTTGTTAAAACGCTTATTCCGCTTATGAAGATTGTTGCGTTGTATATCCCGTGTGCAAGCGAGGGGCTACTGCAAGGTGAGGAACTTGATTACTACCGCCCTACGGCGCTAGGCAATAACGCCAAGCGTATTCGTAAGGGTAAATCACCGCTATTTGAGTGGCGCACAGTCACTCTAGAGCGCAAGCGACATGGTTTGCCATCTGCCCCGAAAGGAGGAACACACGCAAGCCCACGACTGCATCAGCGCAGAGGGCATTGGTCAGTAAGCAAACTCGGCAAGAAGTATTGGAGACGAGAGACTGTTGTTGGCAACCCCGACAACGGCATGTTATTTCACGACTACACAAACAAGGAGAACCCAGATGCCAGACATTAAAACGGCACTAAACACAGCCCTTGAAAACGGGCGCAGACAGTTCTTATCTCAGACACTAAACAACTGGGAACAAGACGAGAAGAAACAAATTACACAACAACAGGAGAAGCCTATGGGCAAACAGCTATTTAGAACCACGAACAACGTGACACGCGAGACTTTCAACTACATCAAGAACAACCCCAACAAGACCACACCAGAGGTATGCGAGGCACTAGAGAAGCGCGGGTTCAAGGAGAGTTCAGTTAACTCCATCTGCGCTCAGTTATCCAAGCAAGGGCAAGTGGTCAAGGACGGGTATACCAAGCGCATGGTGGCGATAGGCAACGAGTATCAACCCTTGAAGTCAGCAGCAGCGTTAAAGGCGCTCAAAGAAGACAAGCACACTCTCAAGGTAGTCAAGCGTAGAGAAGCCTCGCAAGACGCAGGCATTGCCGCTATTGCCCCGCAGGAAAAGGTAGACACATCCCGTTCAACCATAGTACTTACGCGTAACTGGACAGCGCAGGGAGTTGTTGACAAACTATCGGTCATGCAAGCACGCGAGTTGTATGACTTACTTAAGAAAATATTTGGAGGTTAATCATGGATAACAACCAGACAACAGAACTGTTCTCACGCACACTAAAGCGTACAGAAACATACATGACCATCGAGGGTCCTTATAGGCAAGACGAGGGCGCACCCATCTTGGCAGCCATTGCAGTAATCCTGTGCGTTGTGTCTGTATTTATATGGGGGTGGTTATGAACGATACACCAGCATTTCCGAGACCGTTCAGCGAAGATACCTATCTTGAAGGTATAGATTACTTAGCACAAGATGGTATGACCTTGCGTGATTACTTTGCGAGTAAGGCGATGCAAGCCGTTATGACAAGGTCTCCAACTTCCCACTTTAAAAGCGTTGCATCCGTAGCATACCAACAAGCAGATGAAATGATGAAAGCGAGGGAGGCATGACCATCGAAACAGAATCAAACGAAGAGCGCGAAGCGTTTGAGCGTATGCCACAACACCCATCAAGAGAGCAACTAATGGCAGAGGTCGCTGTGCTAACTGAGTTAGTGCGTGTCTTGTCTAGCAGGGTTAAAGAGTTGGAGGGCAAGCATGATTGAAGAAGACGATGACATCCAAGACTACAAGAAACCTTGGGTTGGGTTGACGGAAGAAGAGGTTGAGCGTTACTGGGACTGGGAAGATTTTCAGACGGGGGCTGGGCGCTCAACTATATTTGAAATGGTTAGAGATATAGAAGCCAAACTAAGGAGTAAAAATTATGCTTGAAACAATCGCATGGGCAGTTATGTTAATGGTCATCGGGGGCGCAGTCGTAGTGATTGTTGCCGTATCAATTTTCATGTTGAGCAAAGACGAATGAAATGTCCCATATGCAGCGCATGGACGCTCGTTAAACAAACAAAGAAATCGCCCACATTTGGGTATACCAGAAGGAGAGAGTGTGCCAACGAACACAGATTCACCACCAAAGAAGTCATTGTCCCGCAAGAGGCAATTGATGAAGAACGCA